GTGGCCCAAAGAACAAAAATTTATCAACATAGGGGGGGGAGGTTTTTATAAATATTTTTCGATGTACTCTCTGCGAAAATATCCACGTGAAAATAAATCACCGTGCCCTGCATAGTGAACGATGGCCGGTGTGTCCGTGTACCCACAGCAGAAGCACTCGTTGTATCTCACGGGAATGTCCACGCACTTGTCCTGTGCTATCTTGTTCATCGCATCCTGATCCACGAATCTGAACGGCTGTGTGTTCAGCATCTCCACTATCTTCTGTGTGAAGTTATCCTCTCGCATCTGCTTTAGGTTGTAGACCGCCACGCCTCCGTTGTAATACTTCGGCCCGTATGGATGCCACATACCAAGATGTTCCGGACACCATGCCAGCCACTTGCCTGTCAGATCTGTATTCCATAACGGCTTGAGGTTCTCGCAGATAACTGTGTCGCAGTCGAGATAGATAACCTTGTCGGCCTTGATCAGCTCCGGAGCACAGACACGCATCATGCTCATGTAGGTGAAGTAGTTCTGCCTTCCCATGTTCGGGCCGCCGGCTGGGAAGTATGTCTGTCCGCTCACGTTGATGATCTCATGCTTGCACGGGATCTCGAACGGCAGCGTGTCCTCCTGTGCGAGGATGTATATCTTCGTTGGTTTGTTGTGCTCCAGCAGAGATGTGATACTCGCTTTGAGTATCGGGTACATTGTCGGCGAGGATGAGTAGATGATATTCATTTGTGTCTCCTTAAAAGATTACTCGGCCCAGCTCGTCAAGCCGGTACCGTCTCTGTCTTCGGTCATGTTCCTTTGCGTGGCATTCTCTGCACACCAGTTGAAGGTTGTCCATGCCGAGTGCGATGTTGATGTCGCTTATGTTCTCCGGAGTCAATGGTGTCTTGTGGTGGACGATCTCCCCTGCCTTGACTATCCCGTTGCTCCAGCAGATCTCGCAGAGTCCTCCCACTCTTTTCTTGTATTCCTCTCTCGCCTGTTTCCATGCCGGAGAAGAATAGAATGTTTCTGCAAACTGTTTCATGTTTTGTTGGCGGCCCCTCCTCTCCGTCAACTTTCCCACCGCTTGTGCGGTTCATGTGCACCGCAAGGAGGCAAACGATGCTCCGTTTTATTACAGGAGGAAAACTACAGAACCGCTTGCATCTTGTGCCTCTTTCCATCCAAGATGATCAGCGGTGTTTCAAGTGAGTTAGGTTTGTATGCGAAGAACTCTCCGTAGCCTCCGTAGTCGATGGAGCTGCTCGTGTTAACGAATAGCCTGTCTACCTTGAAGGCTTTGGCCTTTGTCTTGTCCACTCTGTAGTATGAGTTCCTCGATATTGCAGGGGAATGCGTGTGCGACATCAGATAGATATCTGCGTCCACGATCGAGGCCAGATCCACAAGACGGTTTATCTTGCCTCCTTCTTTTCTCCCTCCTGCTCCGGAGCCGTGGATCGCAAACACCGAATAGAGCACCGGCTGTTCGTGATACCTTGCCTTCTGTTTCCCAAAGCTGATGAACAGCAGGATGGATTCCGGTGAATACAGATCTCCGAGCGAGAGCTGATTGCAAAGCATCTGTGTAACATCGAGGCCATCGTTGCGGTAGATTCGGGCCTCATGGTTGCCGCCGCAAACGCCGAGCACCTTCCCTGCCGAAGCAATCGGGCCGAAGAGTTTCACGCACTGTTGGAGCTGTTCCATCGGTCTCAATGTCGCTCCGTAGGTGTCGCCCACGCTTGTCTTGATTGCCGTGTCCATGAGGTCACCGTTCAAGATCGTGTAACAGTTCGGTGTCTTCTCGATGTACTCCAGCCACTCCATGATCTTCTTCCCATCCGAGTGGATGTCTCCGATGTGCAGATCTGCGAGCGGCAGGATCTCCAGCTGCTCAAAGTCTCCGAGCGAATGCTTGATACACTTCATCGTTTCCTCATAAAGCAAGAGAGAGCAACCGGTGAAAGGAAGGAAAGTCCGGTCGCTCTCATATTCTTGGATGGTAGCATATTAGCACATTCAATAGTGCTGTGCGTTCGGTTTTTGTTCGGATTACAGATCTATATATCCGAGTCGCTTTGCTATGATGACGAGGATGTTGTTCAGTCTTTCGTAGAAGGTTGTCCGTCCGATGTTCAGCTTCATCGCTATTCCTTCCGGAGTCAGCTTGCCATCCCAATAGCGGAGCCGTATCAGTTCCTTGTCCTGATCAGAGAGGTTGTCGTAGACAGATTCGATTGCGTTCACTATCCGCTCCTGCTCCATGATGTATGTCGGATTCCGTCTGATGGTGATCTCCTCGGTCGGTCTCTTCTCGCTGTCGAACGAACCTGTCTTCTGTCCGTACTGTGTGATCTGCGATGGTATCATGCTGTCCTTGAAGACTGCGAGCTGCCGCTTGTTGTCCGGATAGTATTCTATCTGCCACTCGATGAAGTCACGCAGGGCCACAGCAATGGTGAACTTGTACTTTGCCATTTACCTTCCTCCCTCCGTTGCTATCGTGCTGTGCTTCCTCGTGGTCGATTCTTTCAGCTTCTGTCTTTCCCTCATGCAGTGGTAGGAGCAGAACACAGACACATTCTTGGTTGATATCTTGCCCGTCTTTCTGTCGTGGAATCCCATCTTGTACACCCAATCTTCAAGGCACGGGCACCAGAACATCTTTCCGCAGACAGGGCACTTGCGGAGGAACACTTCTTTTTTATTCTTCTCCATCGTCTTCCTCCCGTTCCTTTGCGTTTGCTTCCTGTGCCGCCGCTTGGTACTGGCAGTGCTCGCAATCTACAGGGCACCGATGGCCGTCACATACCTCCGGATTATAATCAGCTATCCATCCGCTGCTCATCGGTTGCCTCCTCTCTCGGAACCACATCCTCGGCCGGCATACTGTTCAGCACCTCGATGCCTCGGAAGGTTATCGCATCCGCTCGCCACAGAGCCTCAAGCACATCACTCTTCTTCACATATTCCGTCATTCATCCACCTCTGCTTCGATGATGGTCGGAGCATTAATAATATCATTTGCATATACAAACTGAACATTGCTATGCCCACGCAGTTCTGCAATCCATCCATCCACAATCTTTAACGCATCCGCATCTATCAATCTCCCATGCGGCTGGATGGAGATGAGAGGACAGTCATCTCGTCTTTCTATTGGGTTGGTTTCCATTCTCGTGAGCCGACAGAATCTAAAGGTGTTTTTGTGAATGGATAAATGCTCATATATAGGACACTCTCCGCAATTTCTCGGCATCTCCATGTTTTTAATCAGTATCGACATCGTCTTCCTCCTCTCCTAATATTAACTCGCTGTTCAGCTTCTCGATTTCCCTCTGCTGGTTCACGGCTACCTCTTGGAATATCATCCGAGCCGTGTTGAATCCTCTGTCGAAGCCTTCCTTCCGTCCTTTGCGGTATGCCTTGCGGATTGCTCTCTTAATCTTTTCTTTCATGCGGTTCCTCCTCTACGCATACTGTCTCGGCAATAACTGCCTCCACCTTGCGGATTGTCTCCTCGCTTATTCCTTTGGCAATTTCTTTACTTGCCATCACAATCCGCTTCCACAGAGGTTCTTCATTCATTGGTTTCTCTCCTTATGGTGATTACCAGATATATCGCACAGAGCACCGACAGGCCGAAGCCTATCCAGCCGCACCACAGTGCGAAGTTGCACCATCCGTTTGCTCTTGCCGCTATCTCGGCCACTTCCTCATACCATGCTTCGTACATAGTTGACCCTCCTCTCGTCTGCCTTGTGGGCGATCTCTTTCCACCGCTCCAGCTCGGCGGCCGTGCAGTCCAACGATGCGTTCAGCGTGGCCACCTCGTCCTGCAATCTCTCGTTGCTCTTCATGTAGGCTCGGAGCAGAGTCTTGAGCGTGGTGTTCTCTTCCGTCAGCTGTGCGTTCTCCTGCCGGAGCTTCCGCTTCGTTACCATTGCTTTCCCTCCTTAACGCTCTCTCTGATGATGACCACGAGGCCGATGATCAGCAGAGCCACCAACAGGAGCGGTGTCAGCTTGCCGAATATGACCGTTGCCAGTACGGCCAGTATTACTTTCTTCATGTCCTTCCTCCGCAACACACTGTTGTGCATACACCTAATATGAAGCACAAAGCTTTTTCTCGTTCTGTCTTATATTCCGGTCTTTTTCTCCCGCTGGCTGTTGTCCTATCCTTTATCTCAAATGTTCCTTTATTTGGCTCAAAATCTACATGAACTGAGATTGATGACTGCTTTGGCCCACGAAGATACCAGCTAACATAATACCCATCTATGTCCTTATCTTCCGGAACGGTTCTGTACATAAAAGAATATCTGGCCATGTCGAACCATCCCATAATTCCGTCAACAACAAATGGGCGAATCGCTCGGGGTGACCCGAGTTTGTCAGCTACATCCCATGCTGAATTAATTGTTATTTTCATGTCTGTTATTTCAAACATTTGTCCTTTCCTCCTTATGTTTCTTTGATGATGATGTTGTGTACTTGATACATCAGCTTCTTCTTTATGATGTATTCCGGTGTCTTGAATCCTTTGGTGTCCTCCACCACCGTCTGTCCGTCCTGCTGATACACGAAGTCGGCCACATAGGTGCAGGATCTGTAGATGCACTTGCCGTCTTTGTACTGTGCCGGAATAAGCACGAACCGCACCTGCCTCTGTAGGTCGGAGATCTTCCCTGCCTTCTGCAAGAGTGCCAGCTCTGCATAGCGGTTGAACTCCTTCTGCGAGTCGAATCCGTTCTGACGGCGGTTCCCGTATTTAGAGGTACGATTTCCCGAATACATATCGGAAGTCCTCCTCTGTCCATCTGTGTGCTTCCATCGCAAGCTGCTGTGCCTCCGTCTGAAGCCATCTGTACTTTGCCGGATTGTTGTGGATCTCCATGTGGCATCTCGGACACAAGGTCACCCAGCATCCCCACTCCTTGGAGGCATCCCTTCGGGAGCCGTGGAAGATCTCGTGGCGTATCAGGTCGAGTTCCGTCTTGCAGAGGTAGCAGCTGTCGGTAGGGAACAAAGACCCGTTATATTTACTTGCCATGTTCCCCACCCATCAGATCAGCAATCTTTCCTCTGAATCCATCTGTGGCCCACTTCTCCGGATTGTTGCTTATCTTGCCGTTGCGGTTCTCGGTCTTTGGCTCCTCGGCCTTCGGTGCTTCCTTGAGCGGATAGATGTCTGTCCATCCTTGGTCGATGCTCTGCTGAATGATTGCTATCCATTGCTCTCTCGGAAACTTTTCCAGCTTTCGGCAGAGCCGGTTCTTGGCCTCATCGGTGAGCGGTTTCTTCTTCCTGTTCCGGAACTCGTTGAACTCCTTCAGAGCTGAAGCTAATTCCTTATCAGAACCAGCGAATTGTTGAAACACACCACCATGCCGCTTCGGCGGCTCTTCTATATCTTTCTCTATCTCTTTCTCTATCTCTATCTCTTTCTCTATCTCTCCGTCACTCAAACGTAACGGCTGAGTCACATCGGTGTCACTTTGTAACGCTTGCCTTGCCCTCATATCTCTCATGCGTTGAGCAGAAGCACCTTCGGAGCCTGTGTTCTCTGCCACATACGGAAGGAGAAAGTTGATATTGTCGGAGGTTTCGATAAGTCCACAGCTGAGAAGGAACTGAAGCGTGACCTTCACATTGTCCGGTTCCTCGTCCAGATCCAGAGCGAGTTCATCTGCAAAGTCTTCTTCGAGTCCTGTCCATTTGAGGATGCCGTCCGTCTTCAGTGCCTTCAGCTGCATCTTGAGATAGATGATCAGATAGGTGTCGCCTCCGGCCAGCTTGCGGAGCTTCTTCACTCTCTTGGAACTGAAGAAGTCATCCTTCAGCTTCAGCCAAAAATAACGCTTACCTTCTGCCATCAATCACACCTTCTTCTGACAGTCTCTGCACAGGATGCGGTTGTACTTTTTCCACGAGTACTCCGCTTCGGCCTTCGTGATGTCCTTGAAGCACAGTGAGCAGGTGTACTGCTTCTCCGTCTTCTTCTCCACTGTCTTCGGTTCCGTCTCGACATCGGCCGTATATTTGTCTCGATCTTTGTCGTAATAAACATCTGCACCCACTCCCAGAGATTTGGCTGCCACGCTGATCGCATCGGTGAGAGCCATCTTGAAGCACTCGTCTGACACATAAGGCCCATTCTTCTCCATGGTGACGAAGGATGCTCCTCCGGTGCCGACCACCGGCTGTGATACTGCTACATTGAGCATATCTGTCTTGTAATAGAGTTTGATGTCCACAAAGGCCTTTATTTCGTCCTTGTAGGCCTCCAGTCGCTTGTCGGTGATTTCATACCACCATCCGATTCCGCACGGCCCAAAGGCCTCTGTGAGTGCCTTGATACGCCACATAGGATTTATGTCGGTGAATCCCTTGAGTCTCCCTGCGGTGATATCCTTCTTGGCCTCGTCCGGAACCTTGCGGAGAGCGTTGTATAAGTCAAGTTTGTTCATTTGATTTGGATGTTTCTCCTTTCTTCGATGTGTGCCGGAATGTCCTCATAGAGTCCGCTCTTGATTGCCTCTTTGACATCCGTCTTCCTCGGCTCCCACTTGAGGAGTGCCGGTGCGTTGCTGATTGCCCACTCGGTGAAGTCTGAATCGAGCACACATTCCTCGCTCTTGCGGTAGGTGATTTTGGCTCCGTCCTTGTCGAACTTCTCGCCCTGAAGCAGGAAGGCCACGAACCGCTTGATGCGTTCCGCTCTGTTCGTCAGAGCATTGGCCCGTTTCTGTACGCTGGCCGCCTCGTCTCGGAGCACCTTTGCCTCGGATGCCACCCTCTTTGCATTCAGATCTGTTTCGAGGTAGCTGTTGCGGAGTGCGAGGATCTTCTTGTCGAAGTCCATCTCCAGCTGTGCGATTACCTCCTGCATCTCCTCCTCGGAGCATTTCATCTCTCCGGTCTCCTCGTCCACGAAGGAGTACATGAGGTTCTCTATCTGCTGATCAAGGGGATATATCATGCTGTGCCTCCTAATGTGTATCGTGTATAGTTGATTTTCTTTCCGAAGCGGTTCTTTCCGCTCTCCGGAGTGCTGATGATGTTCAGATCAAACTTGTGACGGAGATCCCAGATCCGTGCCGAGAGTCTGCGGATGCCATATTCCGCATATGCCTCTACATCAGAGATGCTGCCGAATTCCATCAGATGGTTGAACACCATACTTACTTGACTATCTTTACTGTTTTCGGTTATACTCATATTGTCCTTTCTCCCCTGTCGGTTGGGGCAACTTGGTCGGCCGTGCCAGCGGTCGGCCTTTTTATTTCTCCATTCATAAACAGGATGAACGGAATCCTCGGTATCTTCACTCGGCTCCCCATCACGATGACAGGGAATCCGAGCTTCTCCGGACACTCCATGGCTTGAAGGTGGATCGTGGCAGGATTGGCCATCAGCACCGGAGCAATCTGCTTGCAGGTCAGCACTTCGGTCTCAAGTGCCTCAAGATCCTTCAGTGTCATTCTGCTTCAGCTCCTCCAGTTCCTTCTCCAGCTTGTTGGCCTTGGTATAGAAGTAGCTAATGGTGTTGTCCTTCTGCTTTACCTCTTCCTCCAGCTGGGAGATCCTCGTCTTGGCCACATTAAGAGCATCCTCCATCTGCTGAAACTGTTCCGTCAGATCTTCGAGGTCGTGCTCTGCGATGGCCGCCCTGTTGGATGTCGCCACGAGCCTGTCAATCAGCTCCATCATGTTCTCGTCTATCATTTGTTTTTCCTCCTTATTACTTTTTCCTTGCTGGCGAGAATCGTCTCGTCAATCTTGTGGTCGATATACTTCTGTTTCCTTGCCTTCTCATAAGGCTCTTTCCATTGCTTGTACCGTTCGCAGTCTGCGTGGCATCTATGGTGCCGTTCTATGCAGTTTTTGCATGGTGCCATTTACATCCATCCCAGCTTTCTTCCGCACTGCGGACAGTATTCAAAGGGAATCTGATAGCTTTCCTCTGCGTTCTGCTCGTGATCATCCGAGAACGAGAACACCGTCAGACACATCGTGCCGTTGTCCGGATATCGTTCAAAATAAACATGAGCATTTGGTAGAACATCGGGTTCTCCGAAATACTCGTCCGCACAGAAGTCGCACGGTTTTTTCTTCGCCATGTCATGCCTCCTTGGTCTCCATCTCTACTATGCGTAGAATCGGAATCGAAAAAATTTTGGACAGTTTCGTGCAAAGCGTCAAGTCCATAGGGTTCTGCCGCTTGCCGGCCTCGATGAAACTGTAATAGGCTTCGGATATGTCGAGTTCCTTTGCTACCTCTGCCTGAGTCTTCCCAGCCTTCGTTCTAACATCTTTAAGCCACTCTCGCATTTGCTCACCTCCTCTCTGTCAAACAGGCAAAGCTGTTCCATTTTCGGCACATATCTGTCGCACCGGACAACACGGTCATTGTCTGCGTGGATAGGTTCCTCGTTGTTCATGATCGGAATGCAGTAGAATCCAATCCGTGTGCCGTCATCGAGATATTTAATGCACTCGCAATCTCGGCAGCTGAAATTGTATCGCCATCTCGGAACTTCAGATTCGCCTACCATATTGCCTCCCTTCTGACATCTCTACTTAATGTCAAGATTGACTATACACCCATATCTACTTTTCGTCAATTTATTTCTTTGTACACCGTTTTGTAACCTTGTTGACATATCGTAGAGGATAGCGTATAATGCTCTACAGGAGGCGATAATATGCTTAAATTAAGGTATTACAGAGAACTCAAAGGCATGACCTTGGAAGAACTCGGCAAAATAGTCGGTGTTACCGATGGCACAATCTCAAACTATGAGCGAGGCACACGCAGACCGAATTATGAGATGCTTCTGAAGCTGTCCGAGGCTCTTGGAACCGATGTGTCTCATCTGCTCGGCACCGCTCCGGATGACGATGTGGCCGAATACCTCGAATACCTCCGCTCCCGTCCGGAATGCCGGATGCTGCTTGATGTGAGCAAGGGAGTATCGAAAGAGAACATCGAGGCCGTGGCCAAGATGCTGGAAGGCTTCACAAAATAACTGTCCGTTTTTTCGTACACTTCCGTTTGTATGATGCAGACGGAGGTGATTCACATGGCATGGATAGATCTGTCACTTCCGCTCGAAGACTGCGACCTCTTCGTCCGTCTTGTTCCTTTTCCACTCGGCAAGATCCACGGAGCGGTTCGGCCTAACGAGGACGGAACCTTTAGTATTTACATTGATTCAAATGCCCCGAAAGATGTGCAGATAGATACTTACTGGCATGAGTATGAGCACATCGCATTTGATGACTTTGACAGCGGCAAACCGATAGAGGAGATAGAGGACATATGAACTGCACCAAATGCTCCGCAGAAATCGCTCCAGAATGGTCTGTGTGCCCTTTTTGCGGTCGGCCTATCAACTACACTCCCACGAAGAAAAAGCGTGGCAACGGCCAAGGAAGCGTGTATAAACTGAAGAATGGAAAGTACAAGGCCACAGTCATCCTCGGCTACTATATGGACGGCGATTCCCTCCGGAAGAAGACAAGGAGCAAGGTGTTCGATAAGAAGGGAGATGCCGTCAAGGCCGTCAAGGAATTGCTCGCACCAAAGGCCGAGGCAAAGAAGTGCACCTTCCAACAGCTTTACGACAGATGGCTTCCAACGCACCGAGCAGGGAAAGACACCATGAACTGCTACAAGGCCGCATACAAATACTTCAAGCCGCTCTACCCGATGCAGATCAGCGACATCGACATCGATGACCTTCAAGAATGCATTGATGACTGTCCGCACGGAAAACGGACAAAGCAGAACATGAAGGCCCTCGCCGGTCTGATGTACAAGTATGCGATTCCTCGTGAACTGGCGAAGCTGAACCTCGCCGAGTATTTGAAGGTGGACGGAGATGCAGCTGCACACCGCTCCGGATTCAACGATGTACAGATCCAGCAAATAAAAAAAGCGTGCGGCACGATACCACACGCAGATCTGATTTATATGATGATTTACCTCGGATTCCGTCCGAGCGAGTTTTTGGCCTTAAAAACGAGCGATATCCACATGATGGGAGACACCATGGTTGCGGTGGGCGGTGCAAAGACGGAGGCAGGGAAGGGCAGAATAGTGCCCGTCTCGGACAAAATACGGCCGTATGTCAATTGCCTCATTAATGCCGAAAATGACTATCTTGTTCCGCTCAATGACAAAGTTGACCGTCTGAAGACCTTCACGAATGACATCTTCTATCCCACGCTGGAGGCCATCGGCATCGACAATCCGATGGTGGAGATCTCCGGAGGCAAGACACGCCACAAGTACACTCCGCACTCCTGCCGGCACACCTTCGCCACCCTCATGAAGCGAGTCCAGGGTGCTGACAAGGACAAGCAGGAACTCATCGGCCATGCCTCGGCAGAGATGCTCCGATACTACCAAGATGTCGAGGTTGCGGATCTGAAAAAAATCATCGAAGCGATCTAAAAAATTATTTTCTATTGCTACTCCGTTGCTACTCGAAAGACCGCAAACCGTTGAAAACACTCATTTTCCTTTTGAATGGCATTCAAGAGGTCAGCGGTTCGATCCCGCTTATCTCCACCAAGAAGAAAGTCCGCAGATGCTTGTAAAATCAAGTGTTTGCGGATTTTTTCACGCTCATTTCAGAAACAAAAAAATACAGTAAAAAACAGTAAGATTTAATCCTATTGCTACTCCTGTTGCTACTCATTATCAGACAAAAAAATAATGGCCCCACCAAGTCGGTGAGGCCGTTTTTTGTTACTCATCTTTCAGCTTTTCGCTGATTATGTTCCATGCGGCACAGATCGCTGCCGAGAGCGAAGCCGCTACCACCGGAGCCAAGATCTTCCACATGGTCGGAAGGTCGGCAGGGAATCCGTTGTTCAACATAATGCATACTTCGGGGACGAGCACTCCGAAGAAGCTCTGAACGAATGTTTTTACAGTTCTGATCAACCAGTCTGGCATGATGTTTCTCCTCTCATACTCCAAAAAGTAGTTTTATAAGAACGCCAACAAGTGCAGTTGCTACGACACCAATGCCCCAAAGAATCGCCGACAGCTTGGTATTGATAACGGCAAATTCCGTGTCTTTTTTTGCCATGCGATCCTCGAGGCTTTTTACCCTGTCTTCGAGGGTTTCTATTGACATTTATCCCACCGCCTTCAATCAGATATACAGAAATCAATATATGGATAGGTTGCTCTTGTACCGTTGCTTATGGAATAGACAATCGTGGCATTTGTAAGATATACCCCTTCTGGCGGCTTTGCTCCACCCCAAAGCAGAACCACCATAGAACCGCTCGGTACGCTTTGAGTCATGGATGTTGCCTGAACATATTTCAGTGCACCGTCTGCCGAATCAATATAGTAAATTTGCCCTGTGAAATTGGAAACGCTGACTGTTATGTTCCCACCGCCGCCGCTCGGTATGTTCTCGATGGCCGTGACAAATCCGCTCGGAAACGCCAGCGAGGCAGAAGTGCCGCCTCTCGTCCTTATGGCGTTCGCCACAGAGGTGAGGTCGGTGTCGTTTGTCAGATAGTCCGTCATCAGAAGCTCACCCCATTTGCACTCGGAATCGTGGCCGCCGCCCATGCTCCGTTGACCACTTGGAGCACCTTCCCATTATCTGAAGACGTAACCGAAGGCAGTCCTGCAACGCCTGTCCATTGCCTTATAGCCGTTCCGTCATGGTAGTAGACCGGATGACAAGTGAACAGCTCAATGTTTGTGGCAGAGTAGGCAACGCCGAGGAAGATATAGATTTTCCCGTCTGCCGTTGACGGCAACGCTTGAACGATTGGTGTTGTGCTGTCCATGATGGCAGAGCCATTCGTCTGCGGAGAACATTTCAAGTAAACAGGAGTCTTGGTCGTGAGCGTAAGTGCCGCACCAGTTGTGTTAAACGAATATCCAAGAGCAAATATATATCTATCCCAACAATAAGCGGCTCCGACATCGGATTCTGCCGAGAAGTTTGTAGTATAGCTGAAGTAGATTATTCTGCCGAATGGATCTATCGGCCTTTGGTTGACAGTCTTGGCAGATGTCGCACTGTTGTCCTTTCCTGTGTTGGCTGGCACCCAGTGTGTACCGTCCGCACTTGTGAAGAACATCCTGTAGTACCGTGACTGATCTGCCGTCTTCATGACCGTGCTGTTTGTGCGAAGCTGATAGCCGATGGTGTTGGTGTCGGAGTTGTAACCACGATAGTTTATCCAACAGCCTCCGTCAACCAGAGTGGTTGAGTACACGAGCATCAGCGTGTAGTTGATATTGAAGATGGTCGTTTCTCTTGATGGAGCTGTTGGCGTTGTACTGTTGCCTGTCGCCATGTTGTTGTAGACAGGCTTTGCACCGAGGTTGTTGATGTTGATGGTGAATCCCGAAGCTGAAGTGACCACTCCGTTCCGAAGCATCACAACCGTGCCGTCTTTCAGTTCGGTAATTCCGGTAACTGTAGCCGTAAAAGCCGTTGAAGTCGAAGTGCTTGCCACTTCGCCATAAGGAATACCCTCGGAGTTCTTTGCAGAACCGCCAACGGATGTGGACAGGGCATACTTTGTTGTGTCAGGTAGTGCCCCAACTTCGGCAGCTGTTGACGGGATGGTCGGTTTGTTGGTGAGGTCGTTGTAGTCGGTCGTTCCGGCAGGGCCTGTTTCACCTTGAGGCCCCTGTGGGCCAGTTTCCCCCTGTGGCCCTTGCGGCCCCGTGGCTCCGGTCTCTCCCTTCGGGCCTTGGATGCCTTGATCTCCTTTTTCGCCCTTCTCGCCTTGAGCCCCTTTAGGGCCTTGAGATCCAATTGCACCCGTATCACCTTTTGGCCCTTGTGGGCCTGTCGCTCCTGTATCGCCCTTCGGGCCTTGCTGGCCGTTGTAGACGGTGGCCTGTGTGGTCTCGCCTTGAGCGGTGACGGTGATCAGTGCTCCGTCTTCGGTCTCCTCAATGGTCATATACGGTTCGACCACATAACGTGCTGTCGGATTGCCGGTTCCGGCATCCATCTCTGGTGCTGATGCAGATGCACGCAAGACGGGAGGAGGTGTGATCGTAACAATCATGCCTTTTCACCCACCTTAAACGAAGCAAACGGAATGATGTTGCACATGAAGTGCCCAAGCTGATACCAGTCGATGGAATAGACATAACCGCCCACGGGAAGGAGTGCTGATTCTGCTTCGGTCAGTTCAAGGTTGAAGGTGTTGTTTTGGATCTCGGTGTAGGTCTTTGTCAGCACCGTATCACCGTTTACTTTGTTCTTCAAAACGAACATAACCGAGTCAGCCGTTGTCAGCGTTGTTCCGGATATCGTGATCGGCAGCTCCACACCGAAGTCACCCTCGGTCATTTTGAGATCGTTTCCTATAACTGCCCACATGGTTATCGCCTCGCCTTCAGTTCGTCTATTTTTGCTTGTATGCGTGTTTTTTCTTCTTCGAGGTATTCTATCCAGTCTGCGAGCCAATCGTCTTCCGGCTCCGGATCTGGAACAGGCTCCGGCTCGATGCCTCCTCCGCTCGGCTCTGCAAACGCTTTCCAGTCTTCCTCGTCTCCGTAGAAGATGTCGAGATCCAGCACACCGGCATAGCCGTTCAGTTTGCCCATGCTGGAATACTGGTGCATCGTTTTGTGAGTGAACGGTGCAAAGGAGCCGCTCTGCCACGGATTCGGATTAAATCCGATCTGCGTGTTCATGTTCTGGTACTGTGCCAGCCAAAGAGGATAACCGTCATCGGCAAGTGTCTTGAATCCGTTCGCATCACGCTGAATCGTTCCAAGGTTGCAGTAGATGAACGGCTTTACTCCCGTTTCTGCGTAGACAGTCTCGGCAAATCTGCGGAGGTAATATGTGCCATAGGCGTTCACAATCGTGCCCTCGTAGTCAAGAGCCGGAACACCGTGGCCCCAATAGTTTTCCGTGTCTCGGATGAACCGCTTCGCCTCGGCCACAGGATCGGTGCTGTCGAGGTAGTGATAGAATCCCCAGAGCTTTTTGTTGGCTATCAGCCACTGCACCCACTTGTCGCACTTCGGATTGACATAGGTGAGGCCCTGCGTGGCCTTCACGAATACTCCGTCAAGAGGATTTTTCTCGAAGACTGCCGACAGATCTATTGTGGATTGCCACGAAGCAATGTCGATAAAATTCAAACTCATGTAATTACCTCATGTCCCGTAAGCGGTTACAGTAATGTCTCCAGTATCTGCCCATACGGTATTTGTACCGATAAGCGTGTAAAGCGGTGTGATGGGAGTCAGCGTGGATGTCGTTGATGTGGTAAGCGCATAGACCACCTGTGCCCCAATCGTGGGAGTTGTTCCGACCGCATACTCATCCCTGTCGGATAGCCATGTAGACGGAAGCACTTCCCCGTTATAGCTTGCTATCTCTGCTTCTGTCTGCGTGAGAGTTACGCTTCCGTCCTCGTCAATGGTATACTCGCCGCCGTATGCGGTCTGCCCAAACGAGACGGTACGCTTTGCTATGGCTGCCGGATCATACGATGCTTCGTCAAAAATATTGGATTCTGTGACACCAACAATCGGACAGATGTTTTCATATGGTTCAAAGTCACCAGCGGTCAGTACACCCTCAAAAATGCCGCTTTCTTCGTAATAGATTCGGGTGGTGCCGCCTTGACCGTGTTTGGCAAGGCTTTTAACTGTGTACCCTGCTCTCGAGACAAGAACGATTGTCTCCTTGGTGTTGGTGGCAGAAAGGTCGGGGAAGAGTGAATAAGAACCGTTTGTGTAATTGACTCTCAAGTTTGACCTTGCATAACTGGCGTTGTATACGGTGAAAATGAACGTGTACTGGGTGTTAGCCTTGAATGTGATATTGGAGGGGATGTTAATATTATCGTCTTGGCTTGCGTTATAAGCGTAAGAGACAGTTTTGTTTGTAGTGTCAATGGTTGCAGACGATATTTTGCTTTGAATTTCGTTTGCCAAGTCCAAACCGCCGCAAAGGTTCGACCCCTTTCCAGCTGCCCACGGTTTACTGTAACCGTTGTAGCTCTGCGAACACATAAAGGAACCAACAAAGCTCTTGAATGCTCTTGCCTTCAAAGAAGTAAATGTGACAATGCTTCCGCTGAATGTGTTCAACGGATCAACAACAGGAGGAGTTCCCATGCTGATGCCGTAGATCTCCTGTGGCACCGCATAGCCGTTTCCGGCAGAGGTGTTTCTGTAACCGCCGCCGAAGGTTACTCCGCTCTGTGAGACGGATGCCTGTCGCTTGTATGTGTAGCCGGTCGTGCTTGCATTGGAGCTATAACAAACGCCGGTATCGCCGACAAAGACGATTTCGGAGTGGAACTGCGGTGTCTGGGACGATGGATCGTTTAGTGTCTTGATCAGCACGGCTGCGTATTCGCTCAAGTCCACCGATTCAGTTCCGGCAGCATATGACGATGACGGGTTCGGGTTCGTCCAGACGAGGACAAGTGAACCGCCTCCTCCACCGCCACCACCGCCAATGACAGAGATGTTCTGTCCGGCGGAGCTTCCGCTTCCGTATCGCATGGCAACTTTTGCCATCACTCCACCTCCTCGATGATCTCGCCGCCTTCAGCTGTGATGACCGCTTGCAGATGCTGGATGCCGCTCATCTCGACACGGAGTGCATAACTCTCGACAACGGTGCCGTCCTCGGCTGTTATCTCCAGAGCATCTCCGGCTTCGAGCCATGGCCATCCCTGCATCGTCAGCTCTATAGGAGTAAATGTGACCGTATCAAGCGATGGAGCAAAAAACGAGTTAATTATGGTAGTAACATTTTGCAACGAAGAATTTGACAACGCTTTCAGCATCTCGTTGTCTGTCATGTTGTATACGCTTTGCCCGTCTCCCACAGCTATATCCGTAGTGTTTTCTTTTTCGTTACCGTCATCGTCCTTGTCCTTAAAGATGACGGTGACGGTTCCTATCGGATCTACATCATATTCATCCCACCAACACTCGCTATAGTTCTCTTGATGAATCGAGCACGGATTGTTTGAATCAAGATCCACAATTTCCATGCCGCCAAATCGATTACTTTTTCCAAACTTTGCTATGATCTCCAAAAATCCTTGTGCCACTTTTTTTGAGTCATAGCTATTGATAAAAGTATTTATTGTGTATGTAGTTGCATTGAGTGTGTATTTTCGGTCTCCTGTGGCAGCAAGGGCGATACTTGTCTCGGCCGCACTTGTCTGATATTCGTAGAACTTGAAAGTGCTTCCATATAGGGAGGTCATGTCGTAGGTTATGCTATCTACAAGCGTGCTTTGAGAACCGTATTCTCGGATTCTTATCTCGTCCGGAATACTGATCGTCATAAGCTGGCTATCGTTTAGATAGGGATAAAACACATCAATATTGCCAGTTATTTTTATTTTCGATGGATCTGCTGCATAATCATTTCCGGCGATTGTGTATGACATAGGGGCAAATATCATTTCCGGATCTGCCCAGTCCGAAACATTTTTGATGTCGTTTTTGATATAGTCTTCCAGCGTTTCAAAACCAAATTCATTGATTTTGTCATAGTCCACTTGAAGCGAGGATTCTATAAACTGGATTGCCGTATCGAACCATGAAAAGTACCCCTGCCCTATCTCAAGCGAGAAAATAGCATTTTTTGGCACATCAAATCCACCCGTGATAGTTGGAGTCGTAGTCTTCCCAGCCGAAAAGCGATTAAGCGTTCTGCCAAACTCTACCCTAATAGCATACCACCCGCCGACCATAGACTGACGGCTCGGCTGTGTTGCAAGCACCGGCACATAAGAAAAAGCAGAAGCGGACGGAGTGTAGCTCGCCGCCTTTGGAGTAATTGCCGTCCTTGTGTAGCCGTTCGCAAGCAGGGCATTTTTGTCATTCGATAGGCTGAAAAACAAGTTCTGAATCGAAGTTGAATATTCCTTGCTATCTTTTGAGCCAACTTTTAGCTTGAGCTGTTCAATCGGTGAAACAACACTGAAAAAGGACGGATCGTAGGCCGTTACCGCTCTGTGTGCCATGCTCTGATGGTCTCTCGGGCAGCTGTCCACTCTGAATGTGCCGTATGGCACCGAAAACACCGAATTGACACTATCCCATGTTCCATCCCATGTTCCTGCCGCTATTGTCGCTTTGTCTGCCGCAGAGAGCGAGGAGCAGTCAATCTCGATGCTGGCCTCGATGGTCATGCCGTACATATTGCCGACACCGACAGTCTCGAACTCCAGCACGGATGCCTCTGCAAGACCAAACTTGAACGTAGACTGCGAACAGAGCGATTCGGTAAACTTAACGCTCTCCTGCACCACATTGTCGTTTGTGATGTCGGCCATCTCTCCGTTCGGAAAGTGCACTCGGAAGTTCTTGTGCACACAGTCCGCTTGGAAGAGAGCCTTCACGCTGCTTGGTATGTTCAGCATGGCATCACCTCTGCGTTATCGCTACGGTTATGGTGTTGTGCTTGATCGGAGAGGTCACATCCCATTTGGTGTCTCCGCTGATGTCGAGGAATGCGTTGATGGTCTCGGTGCTGTTTGTGTTACCGCACCACACCGTTATCGGATAATAGCCGTTTGCATTTCTCTCCGAGGTCATCAGAGACATGAAAGAGGAAAAATCGGATTCCCTTGAGAAGGAGAGCTGCACAGATCCGGAAACCTTTGTTCTGGAGATCACACGGTGCGTGATCCAGTTGCCGTCTGTCCATTCCTCGTATATGTCGGTACGGTTGACAGCGTGGGTTTCGGTCTTTTCCCATTGCGTGAGGTCGGTCGAGCCTATAGTAAACAGATTAGTCCATGCCATAGCTTAACCTCCCACCGCCAGAGCGTTGTAGTTCGTTGCCTTCGTTCGGATGTTGTTTGTTCTCTGCACCGCTTTGAAGATGCCTCTGGCATCGCCTTCGAGAACGACCTGAACCGTCACGTTCTGATCCATTCCTCCGACCAGCTCACGCAGTTTGTCGAGGCCCATGACGATCTCCGCTCCAGAACCGTCACCGAATCCCTTTGGCCCGTAAGGTGTGCCAAGAACAGTCGGAGAGCTGAACAGGATCGGATTATCGTATGCTTTTCTGTACCATTGGATATCAATTTTCGGAGGAGATCCCATGCCGCCAAGGCCCCACGGTGCTTCGCCACCGTAGATGTTAAAGTGCGGCACCTTGATTTTCGGGAACGACAGCGTAATGTTGAGGATTGCTTTCAGTCTGTCGATGGCGGTCTTTACTGCGTTCTTTGCCGCATTGAACTTGTCCACCATTGACTGCACTTTTGATTTGATGCTGTCAACGGCACTTGAGGTTGCAGACTTCAGAGCGGCCCACGCCGGTGCGGCAAGGGTAGCTATCTGCTGTGTGGCGGTTGCTATGCCGTCCTTCATGTTGTTCCATGCATTGACGGCTTTGTCTTTCACGGTGTTGGCCACATTCGATACAGTGCTCTTGATGCCGTTCCACACGCTTGTGACGAATGAACTGATTGAGGACAGAGCACTTGTCACTCCGTTCACGATGCTGTTCCATGCATTGACAACAGCATCCTTGACTGCTGTCCACACTTGAATCGCAAATGCCTTGATTTTATCCCAATTCTTGATAACAAGAATGGTTATGGCAATCACCGCTGCAATGGCAGCAATAACTATTCCGATAGGCCCTGCGAGCAGAGGAAGCACCGTCATCAGCGTTCCGATGAATGTAATGATGCCGCCTATCGCCGTGATCAGAGGCCCTATGACCGCCACGATGGCGAGGATCTTCACGATCATCTCTGCCTGTTGCGGAGAGAGTTTGGCCAGTTTGTCTCCGAGCTTCTGCAAGAAAGCGGACACCTTTTCAAGTGCCGGTGCAAAGGTTGTGACGAGTGTCGCTCCAGCCTTTGCGAGGTCGGCCTTGAGTGTGTTCTTCAGCTTGTCGAATGTGTCATTTGCCTCGTTAAGCTGATTCAGCGTGTCACCGCTCATAATGAGGCCGAGGTCTTCGGCTTCTTTGCCGTAATCCTTCAGAGCCTTGCCGCCGTCATCGATTACACCAGCCAGCTCATCAGCAGATTTTCCGAAGATGTCCATGGCCTTGATGTCTCGCTCGGTTTCGTTGTCGATGTTCGACAAAGCACCCAACGTGTCATAGAACACATCGGTCACATCTCGGAAGGTGCCGTCAGCGTTCTTCACGTTGACACCGAGGCTCTCAAAGGCATCCGAGTTGCTGTCCATGTTCTTCTTCATCTTTTTCAATGCACCCGTCATGGTGTCTATGGATACATCGACAAGATCTGAAGCGTATGTCCACTTTTGAAGCTCGTCCGTGGAAACTCCGGTCTGCTTTGACAGCGTATTCAGATTGTCCGCAGACTGCATGGTGTCGTAGCCGAGTTTGGCTATCGCCGCCAGAGCCGCCGCCGCTGCGGCAGAGATCTTCGACAGTTCTTTTCCGACATTCTGAACCTTGTTGCCAAAGTTCTGCATGGCTTGCCCTGCGGCTTTCATTTTCTGTGCCGCAACGCTTCCAAACTGTCGGAGTTCTTTTTCTGCCTTTTCGAGTTCTTGCTCGGTCGCATTGATTTCACGCTGGAGAGCATCCCACTCCGGTGTGCCCTTTGCTACACCCTTCTGGGCATCTTTCAGCTGCTGGAGCCTGTCCTTGGTCTGCGAAACTGCATCCTTTAGGTTCTTCTGCTTCTGCGTGAGAAGCTCGGTGTTCGCAGGATTCATCTTGAGCAGCTTCTCTATGTCTTTGAGGTTCGCTTGCGTGGTCTTTAGCTGTGAATCAAGACCCTTGAGTGATTTTTGTAGGTTACTTGTATCGCCACCGATTTCGATGGTGATACCGGCTATTCTTCCCATTGAGTCACCACCTGTCCATGTCTTCCTGTGTGGCTACATAGTTGTACTTCGCATCATCGTTCTGCGATTCGGTCATCATGTCCACTATCATCCCATACTCGAGGCCGTCCAGATCGTCTATTGCAAGACCCATCTGAACGGCTCGGAGCAGGAATAATGGTGTTGTCAGAGGTCGGTCTGTTCTTCGCTGTTTTTTTTAGAGCTAACAGTTCCGACCGCAGAGCCGAGATAAAGCTCCTGAATGTCTGCCATGGCCGCAACGAGATCCCCAAAGGAGAACTCGTCCATCCATGCCTCATAATCTGCCATGGACAGCTTACGCATTTCTTCCTTGGTCTTCTCGGCCTTCATGTTCATGATGAATGCCATCTTCGTGAATGGAGTAATAGCCTTGACAGGCTCGTCCGGATTCATAAGAGCGATAAAGTCCTCATGGAAGACATTGTAGTAGGCTATGTTGACCGATGCGGCCGCACACATCCTATAATCCTTATCCCCGATTTTGATGGTGCTGAAAATCATAATTATGCCTCCTTTTTATGGCCATCAAGTGGTCGTGGTCTGATAGACAGCAGACAGCCAGCCGTTGTAAGCGGCAGATGCGGAAGTCTCCGTGCAGGAAGCCTTGACGAGATCCTTGTTGAGCACTGCGTTGTAGATCGTGGTCGCAGTGACGCTGATGGTCTCGGTCTGCGGCTCGATGTTCTCCTCTTTGGTGGAGCCGGCAATCTGCGGACGGGCCGCCACGCAGTTGTACAGAACGGTGCGTTTTGCGTTCACATCGCCCTCGAACTGGAACATGAGAGCAAAGTGAGCAGGATTCGCTCCGGCATCCTCAACGAGGACACCGCTTGCATCACGGACAAAGCCGAGGCAGTCGGTGAGGAAGGTGTCCGGAACTTTCGCAAGTTCGAGGTCGCCTTCGTAGCCGTTGTTCGCCACGGTGGTGAAGTAGACTATATTGTCCGCATAGAACTTGGTGGTATCGCCCTGTGCATCAAGGGAGATGCTGACGGCCCCAGGCATCGCCACGGGAGTGCTGTAGGTGGCCGTTCCGGTGCTGGAGATCGTTGCCACGGCATAGTAGCAATTCTTTATGCCGTATTTGATTTTGTTGGTATCAGCCATTGGTAATTACTACCTCCATCTCATAAGTTGTCATATACATCTTTTCGTCATCGATGTATTCTTCATATTTGCTGTATACAAAGCCGTTGGAGGTAAGTGCACTCTCAACGGCTGATTCGAGAGTAAAGTTTTTGTTGTCGCAGTACAGTTCGAGTGTCAGCTGCCGGATCTTCTGATAGTTGACATCGTCTGCCTTGAGGTCGTTGTCGCCGGTGTAGTAGTAGCAGATGAACGGAGGAGGCGGCGTGTTCGGATCATCTTCGGGGAACATGAGGTACGCTGCCGGAATGTAGGTGGCAGGAGTGTCACCGCTTGCCGGTGTCAGCTCTATTCCCGATATGATTTGAAATACTTTTTTGTAAGTCATTGCACCGCTCCTTCTATTGCTTTCTGGAACTCCTCAATCAGCTTTTCCTCGACCGGAGCGATGTGAGTCCGTCCGGCCACTCGGCCGCCGAATCGTTTCGCATGGCCGTTTTCAAGCAGATGCGGAAGTCCTGCCTTCTCGTTGTAGAGGATGGCAGAAGCTCCGAGCCTCTTGCTTTCAAACTTGTTTTTCCATCCGCTGGCATAGTCGCCACCGCCTCCGAAGATGCCTGATGCACTCTTCAGCTCCTTGGTGCCCTTCTGTGCCATCTTTCTGGTCAGTTCTTCTGTGCTTACGATTACGCCGTCCTTGTAATCATCAAGGATCTTCTGCAAAGCAGCCGCAAAATTACCCGTTGACACTGCCATCGTCACCACCTCCGGTGGTTATCGTGATGTCCGTGCCGTTCTTCCGCTCGACATACAGTTCGATGATGTCCGTCTTGGCTTGATAGGTGCGATATACGGAATACATCCGTCCGTTATAACCAACGAGAGTTTCACCTTCATAGTCTCCGAAGAACATCGTGATTCTGTACTCGGGTTTCAGTCCGGATCTCCCTGCATCGAAGAACTCCGAGCGAGTGACCGAATCGACCTTGCAGAAAACATCACGGCTCGAGCGTGTCTTTACGGGAACACCGTAATCGTCATAGGTTATGGTGTCGGCATAGAGTGTGATCAGGTCGCTTCTGTCCATGCCGTGTACCCCGTTGCCATGCCCAGCTGGGCCTTCTGCTCGTCATACGATGCTTTCAGCCTGTCATAATCGTCCGGCTGTCCGAAGTTCAGACGGCAGTAGGTAACCACCGCACGCAGAATCAGAGCATCCGTATCGTCATCGTTGGTTATGCCTGCAAGACCCATGTCGAGCAGTGCCGCATCGATAAGACCGCTGATTTCATCGTCAAAGGCATCTGTTTTCACTCTCAATGCGAGTTTGACTGCGGCCAGTGTGGTTGTACTTGCCATCTGAATTACCCCTTATACTGAAAATAAGTGTCCTCGGTTATGGTGCCGAGTCCGACATGGCCCATCTTCACACGGCTGTCGCAGAACATCTCAACGCCCAGCTCGCTCACCCTTGTGCAGAAGCTCAAGTCCTCTCCGAATCCCATAATGGGAGAAAATGGGAGACCGAATTTGTCTCCCACTCTCTTGATCAGATCTACCGAAACAAGGCAGCCGCCGAAGCCGCACCCTGCTATCGAGAAGATTGAGTCCTTCGGATAGTCCTCATAAGAGATGGCCACGGGTGTTACCCCGTTGTCATCGTTCTTGAGGAATCCCATCTCTTTGTATATGACAGGCTTGACGGGTGCCTTACGCTTGAAATAAAGTCCGGTCACAAACTCTCTGCCCTCGTCCATGTCTGCCGAGAGCATCTTCAGCAGATCCGGCTGAAAGTCCATGTCCGAATCAAGCCAGAGCACCCTGTCGTAGCCTTCCGTCACTGCCTGTTTGGCGAGATTGTTGCGAGCATCATATATAAGCGATGAACAGGAAAAGGCAAAACCAGTCTGCCCAATCCTGTCCATGCTCAATAATGATTTCATGAAGATGGTGTGCACCATGTCCATGCACGGTAATGCTACAAGTGTTTTCATTATTGCCTCCTTTGAAAGCACTGTTTAGAAGGTTACCTTGCAGAATGCGTGGTCGGCAACGACACCGAGTCCGACATACTCACGGCCAACGATCTTGACGAGGTCAGCCTCGGCAAGGGAGAGGTCGTCGAACTTGATGGTGATCTCGTCACCGTTCGGGAAGTTCGCCTGTGCACCCTGTCCGAAGTCGCCGACGATCATCCAGGTGCTGCCGGTCGTGCCAGAAGCGGTGTAGGCAGGAAGGGTATTCTCGAAGTACACGGGAAGGCCCTCGAACGGGTCAACAGCATAGCTGCCTGCATAAGCAGCGGCCTTGATCTGTGCCCAGCTTGCCTTGTTCAGAACAACGACAGGATTGGCCGCCTCGTCAGAGAGGGTTCCGATGGCCTTGGCAACAAGACCGATAGAAGGAGTACCGGCAACAACACCGACACCAGCGGTGGAAGCGGTAGCGGAAGCGGTGCAGGCCGTGATCTTGGCGATCAGCTCTTCCTGGGCCTTCTTGGCGATGCGGTAGGTGAGTTCATCGTAGATGTAGTCGAGGAACTCGGCACCCGTCAGATCCATTGCCTCGTCAGAGATCTTGATCCATTTCTTGATGGAGGCAGGAGTGAGCTGAACAACGCCAAAGGTGAGGGTCTCATCGGAAGGAGCGGTGGTGCCTTCGGTGTGCACAACAGCACCGTCAGCGGACAGCTCGAAGCCGACCTTCAGGTTGCCCTTGATGTAGGTCTTGCGGACAAGATCCATGACACCGAGCTTCTGCCATGCGGTGCGGATGCGGCCTTCGACCATCGTGGGCACGGGAACACTGCCGGAAACATTGGCAGTAAGAAGAGCGGCACGGCACTCTTTGTCATCGCCGGTCTTCAGATAGTTTGCAAATGCGTTCACATACTCCGAGCTGGAGCGGATTTCTTCAAGAGTCATTTCTTTTCTCTCCTCAGTTTCAAATTTTTCAGTGATTTCACCATCGCCCTGTGCGACAGCGTTGCGGATCTCGTTCCGCTTGTCTTCGGCGGCTTTGCGGTTCTCTATCTCTTCATTGATAGAGCGAGCTTCAGCCTCCAGTGCATCGAGGTCAGCCTCGGGAGCATCGATTTCAGAGGCGATCGCACTCCTACGCTCCATCAGTTCCTCGACAGTTTTGTCTTTGAGTTCCATCAAAGCACCTCCGTAAGTATTCTGATCTTCTGCTTCCTACGCTCGATCTCTTTCAGACGGTTGCGTTCACTCTCCAGTGATTCCTTTGCACTGTCCAGTGCCTCGGAAAGGCCTCTCGTCTGGATGGAGGTCTGTGCGTAAGCAGGGAAAGTGACGGCTGACACCTCAAGCACTCTCCGGATGGAGATAATGTGCCTTGTAGGATGGTCAGAATCGACATTTTCCCATCTATCCTCACCAACAGAGAACATGAACGACATTCCGGAAATATCGCCACGCTCTACTGCTGAATAAAGGCTCCGTGCATCCGCATTGTTCTCTGTGTCGAGATCCACACGGATTCCCATGCCGTTCTCGTCCACGCTCATCTGCATGGTCGAGTTGGCATTGTTGTTTCTGCTTCTTGCCAGTGGGATCATGTCCACATTGTGGTTGACGAGGAAACGCACATCTTTCAGATCTGTCTCGTCAAGTGCTCCTCTGTCTATGATCTCATCCCACGGCCCTATATCTGTCCGTGCATCAAAGACGATCGGTCTGCCCGTTATAAAGGCACCGTGCTCCTCGTTCTGATCAGCTCGGACATCAAATTCAAGATTCCGTATTTCCATCTTGTCCATTGTCATTCTCCTCATTCACAGAGTAGTATTCTCCCCTTGCAGGAAGCTGTGAGCCATACGGCTCCGGAAGCGGAGGCAGATTCCAGATTTCCCTGATCTCGTTTCTCGTCATCAGTCCTCTGTCTGCCATCTGTGCCGACACATTCAGCTTGTCTGCGTTGCTCATGTACTGGAGCCTGTTGGATGTCGCCATCACGAGGTTGCCTTGGCTCTGCTCTCTAAAGGTGAAGAGCATCTTCGTCATTACCTCGCTGAACTGCAAAGCGAAAGGTTCGACACATCCTTCGTAAAACGCACTCCATGTGTCGCTGCTGAACTTGTTCTGGAGCACATCCTCGTTGACACCGAAATACTCGAAGACATTTGCCTTGATGATCTCCATCTGCTTGTCATCGACCACCCACGGCTTTGTATCAATCTGCTTGATGTCTGTGTAGGTGTTCGGGAACAGCAGGATGCCGCCGCCTTCGGCATCCTTGGCAAAGTTCTCAGCCGTGAATCTCTTCCGCTCTCTTGCGAGATCCTCGGTCTTCGAGAAGTTTCCGACCTTGGCCATGAAGCGGTAGGATGCCGCCGATTCGACACCTTCCTTGATGCCTTGGTTCTGGATGTGTATCAGATCCATCGTGGGAAGCAGAGCCGCATTCGATTCTCCGAAGAAGTCGTTGCGGTACTGCATCCGTGTCATGATGCCGCAGTATTCAAGCTCAACGGCAGCTTTCTGTTTGTTGCTGAACTCATACCGCAGATAGGGCACACCATCGAACTGCACGACCTCGCACCTGTGAGGCAGTGGCGTGTACACTCCGGAGATCTCTCCGTAGGAATCCCATATCGGAGTTATGAACACTGTGTTGTTGCAGTAGAAAATGGTGGCCGCTCTTGCCATGAACTGGCTCCATGTCTGGAACTCGTTCGGGCCGTGCTTCAGCTTGTTCTGGAGTGCCGGCTTTGCCGAGCCTCGTGTCTCGACATTCAGTTTCGAGATGTGCGTGGCCATGGTGTTGATGGCGGCTCTCACCAGCTCGCTCTCATACATCCCTCCGGAGAAGGATGTGAAGTGCGGCACATATCCGTTCAGCATCTTGAAAGTGGTTTCAAATTCTCTTGTCGGCTCTTTTGGGCGGTTCCCGAAGAGCCAATCAAACAAACCCATCTAATTCACCTCAATTTTTAAGCTGGTCACCTATCTCGCCATACCATTTCTGCCGCACACACAACGCATCCAACAAAGCGGCACATCCATCTATGTGCAAAGAAGGATTTACTTTTACCAGTTTGCCTCTCCTCCGCTCGGTGCTCATCTTCATGGCCGAGTTGAGGAGATGTATTTTAAGAAGGTCGTTGTCGCCGATGTGGAGTTTCCCATCGTTCAGCAGACCTTCCATTTCAAGCATTACCCCGTATAGGTTGTCGCCTTGATAGACATCGTCCATGTGGAAACCGTAGGCAGCCATGTCCTGCACGAGGTACTGTGCCGAGAATCTGTCGTATCCTACTTGGAGCGGCAGGATCTCGTACTGCTCCACCAGAGCGGTGAACCATTCATACACATCGTGGTAGTCCACATAGTTGTCTCCGGACAGCTGAAGGAAACCACGCTGGATGTATATTCCATACGGAACACCGTCTCTCTGCGTGGCCTCTTCTATCTTCTCTGCCGGAAGGAAGAACTTTGCGAAGACATACAGTTCTCCGTCCTTCTCGATCACGGCCGTGGCCGCAGTCAAGTCCGTGGTCTGCGACAGATCTATTCCACCTACGCAGTAGGAGTTTCTGAAGTCCTCAAGGTGCAGCTCGTCTCCCGTGGCCTTCTCGACCACTTGTGTCGACAGCCATGCGGTGGAGCTGTTCTGCTTGAGGTTGCAGTATTTGGTGATGAACTCCGCTCTCTTCGACAGAGATCCTTCTGCTATGGCTATCTCCTCGAGCATATAATCCTTTGAGACAGATACGCCGAGGTTCGGATTGCTCTTCCGCAGCTCGTTTAAATCGTTCCATCTGTCAAGGTCATCAATCATGTATAGAAACGGCAACAGCTTTTTCTCCTTGCTGTCACCCAAAAGAAAACGAGTTGACCTCTTGATCAGCTCGTCATATATGCTATCGTTCACATATCCGGAAGTCGTGCACGATAGAAGCAGACCTTCAGGGCGGGCTCCCATGCCGCTCTTCATGACCTCGTACTGCCGGAGGCCCTTGTCGCCCTGCCATGCCGCTATCTCGTCATTGATGCAGAGCGATGGATTGAAGCCATCAGACGATTTGACCGAGAAGGCCAGCTTCTTCACCGTGCTGTTCGTTGCAGGGATGAACAGATCCGTCATTCTATGTCTTGCCAGCTTTGAATCGTCGTTTACCTTTCTGTGTTGTGTGTCTTTCTTCTGTGACAGTTCCTTCAGCTTTTTCCACTCGGGATCTTGCTGAATCATCGCCCATAGGTTGTTGTAGATGATGTCGGCCTGTTCGAGCTTTGGAGCAATGCAGTACACCCTCGCACCGAAGCCGCCCTCAAGCTGGAAGGTGTAATTCGCTATGGCAGCTGCGAGTAAACTCTTACCGTTTTTCCTCGCCACCACTAAAAGGATCTCTCGGAACTGCCGGTATCCTTTATCGTCTACTATTCCGAATACTGCGGATATAAGAGCCTTTTGCCATACCTCAAGAATGAGCGGTGTCGGTGCAAGAGGCCCTTCGGTGTGGCAGCAATGCTTCTCAATCCAGTTGATTGCATCATTTGCCTTTTTGTTGTCATAGAAAAACAGCTTTTTCTCAAGTCCATGCACCAAATACTCATAGAGTAGTTTGATATACTTGCCGACAATATAGGTGCCGTTTTTAATTCCTTGGTAATAGGAATCAATATGGTTATCTCCCTGCATCATCTGCTAATTCCTGTTATGTTCTGCTCGTGCGAGCGAAAATATATTAATTTCGAGA